CTGTCCGCTCTCTCCCCGCGGCGGTCACCCATGGCCGCTAGGGGCCGAATGTCACGCTCTGTGACCGATGCGCTGAGATCGCTTCCGATCACCCCTGCTGACGCGGTATTGGTCCAGTTGGTCAGGGAGTACGCGCGGCTACTTGACGCAGCCGATGCGCGCGGTGACAGTGCGGCCGCATATCACACGCTCGGGCCGAAGCTGACGGCTGCTCTGCGCGAACTCGGGGCGACGCCGGCCGGCCGGCGCCCGGCGGCGCGCGCCGGCGCCGGCGACGATGGGGGATCCGATGGCGTCAGTCCCGAGCTCGAGCAGCACCGTGCCCGGTTCCGATCTCGAGCGCGCCGCGCCGCGGGAGTGGACCCGGCCGCTACGTGAGCTCACGCCGGATACGTCGTACGGCTTCCACGTCATCGACTGGGCCCGCGAGTTTCTGCGCATAGAACTGGACCCGTGGCAACGGTGGCTGCTCATCCACGCCGGTGAGCTCCTCCCCTCGGGGCTGCCACGGTTCCGCACGGTTTTGGTGCTGGTGGCACGTCAGAACGGTAAGACGCTGGCGCTGGTGGTCCTGGCCGCGTACTGGCTGTTTGTCGAATGCGTGGCGCTGGTGCTCGGCACCTCCACCAATCTCGAGATGGCCAAAGTGGCTTGGCTGAGAATGGTCAAGGCGGTGCGGGCCGCGCCGCTCCTGGCCGGCGCCTACCCCCGGAAGTGGACGCGCACCGCGAACGGCGGTGTCGATTGCTGGACGGTGGACGACTGCCACTACACGATCGCGCCGTCCACGGTGCAGGGTGGCCGGTCGCTCACCATCCACCGGCTGATCACCGATGAGCTCCGCGAGCACCGGTCCTACGATCTGTGGAACGCGTCCACCGGCGCCACCGTGGCGGTACCGGACGCGCAGACGTGGGCCCTGTCCAACGCCGGCGGCCCGCACTCGGTGGTCCTTAATGATCTGATGGCCGAGGGCCGCGCCGGCGAGACGGACGATCTGGGCTACTTCGGCTGGACCGCGCCGCCCGGGTCGGACCCGCTGGACGAGGACGCGCTACGCCTGGCCAACCCGTCGCCGCGGGTGTCGATCGTGGCGCTCAAGGCCAAGGCACGCGCGGCCGTCCTCGCCGGCGGTGAGCGCCTCACCGGGTTCCAGACGGAGCACATGTGCATCACGGTGCCCACGCTGAATCCGGCCATCGACCCCGGGGCGTGGGAGCGGTGTCGCGACGACGGCACCCTGGACGCGGTGCGCCGACGCACCGCGATGTGTCTGGACGTGGCGCCGGACGGGCAGCATGCCACCCTGGCCGCGGCTGCGATGCTCGAGGACGGCCGGACCCGGGTAGAGCTCGTGGCCGCGTGGTCCGGGGTCGGCGCGGTGGACCGGCTGCGGCGCACGCTCCCGGCGCTGGTGCGACGCACCCGGCCGGCGGTGCTCGGCTGGTTCCCTACCGGACCGGCCGCCGAACTCACGGCGGACATGGCCGCCCGGTGGCCGGCGTCGCTCACGGTCGAACCGATCCGCGGGGACATGCCCGCGGCGTGCATGGCCCTGGCCGGCCTGGCCGGCGTGCAGCGCATCGCACACTCCGGGGATCCGTTGCTCGACGCGCAGACCGCGGCCGCCGAACGGCTACCGCGCGGGGACGCTTGGGTGTTCGCCCGGCCCGGCGACGGCCACGTGGACGCCGTGTACGCGGTGGCCGGCGCTGTCCAGCTGGCGCGGACCCTGCCCCCGCCGGTGGGCGAGCCTCGGCTAGTCGTCGTGACTGACGGGTAGCCGCGGCTACACTGCCGATCATGCGGCTGTGGACGTGGGTGCGGCGTGCTCTCGGTCTGTCCACGTTCGACAGTGCGCCGCGTCCGATCGACCGGATCATTGCCGAGTTCGCCGGGTACGGCGGCCGGGTGTCACGCAAGCAGGCGCTCACGGTGCCCGGTGTGCTCAAGGGCCGCAACCTGGTCTGCTCGGTGTCGACGCTTCCGCTGATCGAGACGGACGCGCAGAACCGGCCGGTCCGTAACCCGCTCCTCGAGCAGATCGACCCCGACGTGCCGAACGTCATCACGATGGCGCAGACCCTCGAGGATCTGCTCCTCGAGGGGGTGGCCTGGTGGCGCGTCACGGCGCGCCTGGCCGATGACTTCCCCGCGTCGGCGCGTCGGCTGGACCCGTCCACGGTGTCGCTCGATCCCCCGGAGGGTGGCTTCGGCACCGCGCCGCTCCCGGCCGGCGACGACCCGCGCGGCGTGCCCGGCGTCTACGTCGATGGCAAGTTCGTCCCGGCGCGCGATATCCGCCGGTTCGACTCCCCTAACCCGCCGGTGCTGGTGGCCGGCGCCCGGGTCATCCGTAAGGTGCTCGAGTTCGATGAGGCGGCCGCCATGTACGCGGCCAGTCCCGGGCCGCTGGACTACTTCTCGCCGGCGCCGGGCGCGGACCCGATCTCCGACGATCGGGCCCGCGAGAACATCTCAGCGTGGCGGGCCGCGCGGCGTAAAGGCGGCACCGGGTGGGTGCCCGCATCGATGGTGTACAACCCGGTGTCGGCGGCCACCGCGGCTGACATGCAACTGGCCGAACTCAATCAGCGCGCCGCTATCGAGGTGGCCAACATCATCGGGGTGGACCCCGAAGTGCTCGGCGTGTCGACCACCAGCCGCACCTACGCGAACGCGCAGGACTGGCGCCGGGACCGGATCAACGACGTGTACGCGGCGTACATGAAAGCGATCACCGATCGGCTGTCGATGGGTGACACCACCCGCCGCGGCTACAAGGTGACGTACAACCTGGACGAGTACATGCGCGCCAACCCGACTGAGCGTTGGGGCGTCTACGAGAAAGGCATCAACATGGGCGTGCTCGGGCCGGAAGAGGTGCGCAGAGCAGAGGGCCTGCCACCCGGTGCACCGGCCCGGCCGGCGTCCACGCCGGCGCCGGCCGCACCTGGCGACGCCGGCGCCGGCGGGGATGAACTGGCCGCGCGGCGCGCGGCCCGGTTCGACGGCCCGACCCTGACGACGTTCGCGGCCACGACGGTGCGGTTCTCTGTGGACGCGACCACCCGGCGGGTGCGTGGTCTGGCCGTCCCGTGGGGCGAGACGGCGTCCAAGTTCGGGATCAAGTACCGGTTCGAGAAAAGCTCGCTCACATGGTCCGACGTGGCGAGGGTCAAGATGCTGCGCGATCACGACTTCGGTCAGCCCCTCGGGCGCGGTGAGACTATCCGCGACGCGAGTGACGGCCTCGAGGTGGAGTTCGCGATCGCCCGTGGCGACGACGGGGACCGGGCCTTGGCGTTGGCTGAGGATGGCGTCCTGGACGGCCTGAGCGTGGGGATCGAGTTCGACATGGATCCCGACGCCGGCGACATCACCACCGAGGACGACGGCACGATCGTTGTGCGTAGTGCCGTCCTGCGTGAGGTATCGCTTACCGCGATGCCTGCATTCGACAGTGCGCGCGTCACGTCGGTGGCCGCGTCAAGAGATGGAGAGGCCGCCGTGCCACCTGTACCTCCCGAGGTTGCTCCGGCCGCGGCCGGACCGACCACCCTGACCCTGTCCGACGATCAGCGCACCGCGCTGCTCGGTCTGCTGCAGCCCCCGGCGCCGGCGCCGGCGGCCGGGCCCACGGTCGTCAACCCGGCCGCGCCGGGCCCGGTGGCCACCTCGGTGGCCGAGGCTGCCCCGTACCGGTTCGACCGGCGCGGCAACCTACGCCCGGGTACCCACGACTTCTCGTCCGACCTGTTCGCCGCGTTCCACGGTGACCGGGCCGCGATGGACCGGGCCGAGGGATTCATCCGTGACCGGTTCCGGTCGCTCGAGTTCGACGTGGACCGGGCCGACGTGGCCGGCCTCAACCCGTCTCAGACCCGGCCGGACATGTGGGTGCCTCAGCGCACGTTCACGTACCCGGTGTGGAACTCGGTGGTGAAGGGCACCCTGGCCGACTCGACGCCGTTCATCCTGCCGAAGTTCTCGAGCGCCTCGGGCCTGGTGGCCGCGCACACCGAGGGGGTGGAACCGACCCCGGGTACGTTCGTGGGGACCACGCAGACGATCACTCCCACCGCGGTGTCGGGGAAGATCGAGTTGACCCGGGAGGCGTGGGATCAAGGCGGCAACCCGCAGGCCTCCGGTTTGATCTGGGCGCAGATGGAGAAAGCCTGGTATGAGGCGCTCGAGGCGCGGATCATCGCCACGCTGGACGCGGCCACCCCGACAGCGATCGCGTTGACGGCCGGTGGTGGCACCACCGGTCAGACCCTTTCCGCCGAGCTCGAGGCCGCCATCGCGACGCTGCAGTTCGCGCGGGGTGGCCTGACGATGACGGACACGGCCACACAGATCGATCTGTACAAGGCGTTGGCCGCGGCCAAGGATGACGCGAAGCGGCCGCTCTATCCGATGATCGGACCGGCCAACGCCAATGGGCAGGCGTCCACCCGGTTCGGCGCGATCGACGTGGGCGGCATCCTGTTCCACCCGGCGTGGGCCCTGGCCGCCACCGGGTCGGCGGTGGCGTCCAGCTACCTGTACGACCGGGAGTCCGTGCACGGGTGGGCAACCGCACCGAACCGGCTGCAGTTCGAGTACCGGGTGGCGTACATCGACATTGCCATCTGGGGCTACGGCGCGTCGGCCATCACTGACATCGCCGGCGTTCGGGAGATCACTTACGACCCGGTGGCCTAACGTCACCGCACGATCAACGCAAAGTACAAGCATGTGCTGCTGACGAGAGGTAGCGAGATGGCAGACAGCAATCAGGCCAAGGCGCAACCGGCCAAGGCCACCATGGCGCCGGCGGCCCGGGATCCCGAGGGCGCCGGCCGGGCGCCGGCCGGCGGCGCGCTCGAGCGCGCCAAGGCGGACAAGGAACGACTGCTCCGCGAACTGGGCGAGGCGCTCACCGTGGACGAACGCGACGGTGAGACCGAGATCGAGCGGACCCGGCGTGAGGTGGCCACGCTCGAGGCCGCGGTGGCGGCCACCCGCAACCGGCCCGGCCGCAAGCCTGAGGCTCCGTCGTTCGGTCTGTCCGAGGGGGAGCGGCAGGATCTCGAGGCCAACGGGGTGACCACCTCACCCTTTACGGGTGAGCGGGTAGAGGGGGACGGCGCACCGCGCCGGTAGGGGGACGAGTGATCAATGGCGTGGAAGCCTGACTATGCGACGGTTGCCGAAGTCAAGGCCACCATCGGAATCGACGCCGGCGACACCGGCGACGATGCGGTCCTGGCGGTCTACGTCACGGCCGCGTCCCGGGCGGTGGACACCGGGACGCGGCGGCAGTTCGGACTCCTGGCCGCGCCGGCCGCGTGGACCTACACGGCCGAATACCGGCGCGAGCGTGGCGTGTGGGTCATCCCGGTGGACGACTACCAGACGCTGACCGGTGCCGAACTCGAGTTCGACGGCGCGCCGCTGGCGACCTGGACGCCGTGGCCACGCGACGCCGTGGACAAGGGGCAGGCCTGGACGCACATCGTGGTCCACCGCGATGACGCCGGCGCGCTGGACTGCACCGAGGACGGCGTAACCGCGACTGTCCGGTGGGGCTGGACCACCGTCCCGGTGACCGTGGGCGGCGCGTCCCGGCTGCAGGCGTCGCGGTTCTTCGCCCGGCGGGAGTCCCCGTACGGGGTGGCCGGGTCGCCGGAACTCGGATCCGAACTGCGTCTCCTGGCCAAACTGGACGCGGACGTGGCCGTGATGCTGGCGGCCTATCACCGGGACGCGGTGCCGCTGTGACCGGGCCGCTGGGTGGCGTGCGCCGCGGCCGGGATCGTGATCATGAGCGGGAACATGATGTTGAGCGAATCGAGCGGAAAGCGCTAGAGAGCAGGGTGCATCGGCTCGAGCGGTCCGTCTGGACGATGGCGGCCGTCCTGGGTACGTCAACGCTGGTCACGATCTTGAATCTGGTGCGTGAGGCGACGACTGCCGGAACGGGGCAGTAGTGGCCAACGGATGGGACGGCGCGGACCCCGGTCAGGAGAACGAACCGGGGGTGGACTACGAACTGGCCACCCGGTACACGGCCGCGGCACCGGTCACCGTTACTGCAGTACGGGTGTGGGCAGGCCTGTCCGAATCGGTGATCGGTAGGCAGGCACGTATCTGGACCACCGGCGGGGTGCTGGTGGAGACAGCCGATCTCGACGCGGTACTCCCGGCCGGGTGGACCACCTACGATCTCGACGCGCCGGTCGAGCTCGACACGGCCGAGTCGATCGACGTGTCTTATTCGACGCTGCAGTTTTACGGGGCGGTGGCCGGCGGCTATCCGAACGCGTCTGCGGACGGCCTGGTGACGGCCACCGCGGGCCGCTTCCACGCGACGCCTGGCACTTTCCCGGCCACGGTCACGGCATCCTTCTACGGGATCGACATCGTCTATACCGAGGGCACCTCGGGCAACGCGGCCCCGGAGATCACCGACCTGGCCGTGACGGTGGATGAGCTCGAGGCGACGGCCACGGCCACCGTGACCGATGAGGAACCGGGCACGGTGGCGTACCTGTTCGACTGGGGTGACGGTTCTACGTCGGGCACCACCGGCGACCCCACGGATACGCACACGTACGCGGCGGCCGGCCTGTACGCGGTCTATGTCCAGGCCACCGACAACGGCGGCCTACGCGATGTGCGGGCCGTCCCGGTGATCGTGCCGGGTGCGCCGGCCGGGATGGATCTCGAGGCGGTGGCCACCGAACTGGCCACCCGGCTCGACTCGATCGCCGGGCTACGCGTGTCGGTGTTCGGGCCCGAGAACAAACGGGTCCATCCCCCGCACGCGATCGTCACGCTCCCGGCCGAACCGATCGTGTATCACGGCACGTACAACGCCGGCGGCGCGATGACTGAGGCCACGTTCTCGATCGTGCTGCTGCTCGGCAAGGTTCACAGCCGTTCGGCGTACGCGGCCCTGGCCGCGTACGCGTCGGCTACCGGCGCCCGCTCGGTCAAGGTCGCAATCGAGTCCGGCGTCTACGTGACATGCGATGATCCGATCGTGACCACCGGCGCGTTCGATGAGTACAGCATGGCCGGCGATGACTACCTGGCCGCAATTTTCGACGTTCATCTAGCGAGGTAGGTAACCCATGGCACCCGTCTACACCCACGGAACGCACACCATCATCACGGTGGACGGCGATGAGCTCATCGACTGCAACACGTCCGAACTCACGGAGGAGTCGGATGAGCATGACAACACCGTGTACGGGGACCTGGATGAGGTGCCCGAGGGTGGGATCCTGCGCGGCACCCTGACGTGCGGTGGCAAGTACAAGTCGGGGGCCACCGGGTCGTACGCCATCCTGCGGCCGCTCATCGGCACCACCGTGGTGATCACTGTCAAGCCCGAGGGGACCGGCGCCACCAAACCGCTGCACACGTTCTCCGGCCTGGTCAAAAAGGTGGTGTCCACAGCACCGGTGGCGGACTACCGCCAATGGTCTGCCGAGATCAAAAAGTCCGGGCCGAACGTCACCACTGCCCAGTCATAGCAACGCTTTAGGGGGATGCAATGTCCACAGAGGACGGCTACGCGACGGTAGAGGATCTGACCACCGATCGGGTCCAGGTCGCCGGTGAGGACTACGTGCTAGAGGAGACAGGGCACCGGGTCCGGATCCGGCCGCTGTCCCGGCGTGAGGTGCTGCAGGGGCAGCACCTCCGCGATACGGGGCTGGTGCAGATGGAAGCGCACATGATCCGGTGCGCGATGGTGATCCCGAAACTGCGTGACGTGGACGTGCTGGCGTGGATGGATGCCACCCCGGCCGGCGACCTGGAACCGTTGACCCGTCGGATCAATCAGATCAGCGCGCTTGATCGGGGGTCGGATACCGCGGCGTACGAACAGTTTCGACAGGGATCCGGGGACGGAGTTCGACCACTTCCTGGCGCAGAAGCTATCGATGACGGTAGCCGACCTGAGGGCCCGGCTGACTAACCTCGAGTGGACGCAATGGCTGGTGTACTACGGGCGGCAGGCGCAACGCGCCGAACTCGAACGGCTGATGGCTAAGGGGTGAGCGGTGCCGATCATCGACGCGGTGGAGATCGTAGGCCTGCGCGACTTCCGCCGGGCCCTACGCGACACCGGCGCGGCCGCACCGCGGGCGCTGCGCCTGGCCGGTAATGAGGCCGCCGATCTGGTGGTGACCGGGGCCCGCTCGAGGATGCCGTCCCGGTCGGGTAAGGCCAAGGCCTCGGTCAAGGCACGGTCGACACAGACCGCGGTGAAGATCACCAGCGGTGGGAACCGTGCACCGTACGTGCCATGGCTGGACTACGGCGGGTCGGTGGGTGTGAACGACACGGCCAAGCGCACGTTCATCGCGGACGGCCGGTACGTGTACCCGGCGTACCGGGCCGAAAAGTCCAAGTTCGAGGGGCTGCTCCGTGAGGCGCTGCAGCGCGTGGCCGACGATGCCGGGCTGGTGCTGGACTGATGGCCGGTAACGCTGTAACGCTCACGATCGCCGGCGACGCGTCGTCCCTGCAGTCCGCCACCCGGCAGGCGGACACGGCGCTGAACTCGACCGAACGCGAGATGGAACAGGTTGGGCAGGCTGCCCGGCAGATGAATCAGTCGATCGGATCGAGCGAGGACGCGTTCGCGTCGGCAGGCCGCAACGCCAATCGGATGGGTGAAAGCCTGGACCGTGCCTCGGGATCGAGTTCGATGCTCGCCGGCGGCATCGGGGACATCGGCGGCGCGCTCACTGAGGCGTTCGGGGAAGAGCACCCGATCGGCAAGCTGGGTGCGCAGATGGAATCGGCCGGGACGATGATCACCGGCGTTACCGGTGCGCTGGATCTGATGATTCTCGCGAACATGGCCGCGCAGGCTTCATGGGTGCGGACCGCGGCGTCGATGGCCGCCGCGCGGGTCACGATGATCGCCACCTCGGTGGCCACCGGTGTGGCGACCGCGGCGCAATGGTTGTGGAATGCGGCCATGACGGCCAACCCGATCGGGTTGATCATCGTGGCGATTGCTCTGCTGGTGGCCGGGATCGTATGGCTGGCAACGCAAACCGACTTCTTCGGCAAAGCGTGGGAAGTCATCTGGGGTGGGGTCAAGACCTACTTCGACTGGGTGGTGGGCAACTACAAAGCGGCCATCGGGATGATGGCCGCGGCCGGGTCGTGGCTGCTCGAACAGGTCAAGAAGATCCCGGCCGGGATAGCGGCGTACTTCTCGGGCCTGTTCTCGGTCATCACGTGGCCGTTCCGTACGGCATTCAATGCGGTCGCACGGATGTGGAACGCGACGATCGGACGGCTGTCCTGGACCGTTCCATCGTGGGTGCCGTTCATCGGGGGGAACACGATCAGCGCGCCGCGGCTGTCCACGTTCCACACCGGTGGCACCGTGCCCGGGCGGCCGGGTGACCCGGTGATGGCCATCTTGCAGGCTGGCGAGACGGTGGGGTCCAGGTCGGCGGCCGGCGCCGGCGGGGCCGAGATCGTGATCCGGTCGGACGGGTCCCGGGTGGCCGACGCGTTGGTGGATCTGCTCGCCGGCGCCATCCGTGGCAAGGGTGGCTTGGCCGCCGTGTTCCCTAGTGGCTGATCACTCCACCGGCGCAGAGCTCTTCTACTCTGCAGACTGGCAGGACGCGCCGGTGCTGCAGCGTGACGGCATCGCGGTGCACCGGGGTGCGCAGTCCGAGGGGTCCGAGGCTCCGCCGTCCACCGCGTCCCTGACGCTGCAGGATCCTGACCTGGCGTACAACCCGGCCGCGCCGGCGTCCACCCTGTACGGCCTCATAGGGTTGAACACGCCGCTACGTATCAGCGCGGACGGGTCCGTGCGGTCGACCACCGAGGTGGCGTCATGGGATCCCGAACGGCCGGTCAAGGGAACCCCGGTGTCCAAGTTGACCGGTGGCGGCATCCTGCGACGACTGCAGCAGGGTAAGACGCCGCTACGGGAACCGTTGTACCGGGCGATCATCGACTCGGGCACGACGGCGTTCTGGCCGGCGAACGACGGCACCGCGGCGCAGTCCATCGCGTCGGGGTTGCCCGGCGGGCCGCCGATGACGTTCGGCGGCCCGATGCGCCTGGCCGCCGTGCCGGGCCCGGCCGGGACGGTGGGAGCGTTCCCAAATCTGGTGGCCGAGGCGTACGAAACGGCGTCTGGCGACAACGTGGGTACCTACGCGGGGTGGGCAGAGTTCGAGGTGCCCGCTCTGCAGGCGACCGGGTGGGCGGTCGAATGCGTGTTCCTGATTGAGCCGATCGACCCGAACGTCCTGTCCTCGGTGGCCGATGTGGTGACCTGGCAGGCCACCGGGACCGCGTGGACGATCATGCGGATATCGCTGGCGTACAGCGCATCCACCGGCCTGGTGGACATCTTTTTCGGCGCGTCCGGACCGGGCGCATTCACGGTGTCCTGCGTGTCGCTCGCACCCGGCTGGCACCATGCCCGGTTCCTGGTAACGGACTCGGGCGCGGACGTGCAGATACAGGGATTCATCGACGGCGTGGTGGAAGACACCCATATCGAAACCGGCATCACGCTGGGGGTGCCCACGTCGGGCCGCTACGGCAACCCGGCGCCCGGTGAGTTCGACGTGCTGAACACTCGGACCGCGGCCATCGGATACCTGGCGTTCACCGACTTTGACCTGTCACCGGACAACGCGCCGGCGGCCACCGGGCACGCCGGCGAACTGGCCGGGCAACGGTTCGAGCGCCTCGGTGCCGAAGAGGGCATCGTGGCCGCGTGCGTCGGGGATCCGCTGGACACGCAGCCGATGGGGCCGCAACCGGTGGCCACGTTCGTGGATCTCCTCCGGGAGTGTGTACGCACCGACGCCGGCCTGATGTACGAATCGCGGACCGCTCTGTGGGTGGTGATGCGACCCGGCCGGGACCTGTACAACCAGGATCCGGCGCTCGAGCTCGAGTTCGAGGGGCACGTGGCGCCACCGCTGCGTCCCAACCTGGGGGACCGGTACCGGGCTAACGATGTGACGGCCAAGCGCGCCAACGGTGGGCAGGCACGCGCGCAGAAACTGACCGGACCGGGCAACGTGGCCGACCCGGTGGACGACCCGCAAGGCGTCGGCCGGTACGACGTGCAGCTGGACGTGAACCCTGCCGAGGATTCCACCCTGCTGTCGATGGCGTCCTGGCACATGGCAAAGGGCACCGTGGAAGAGCCGAGGTGGCCGGCCATGGTGGTGCACCTGGACCGGGCCCCGGGGCTGATATCCGATGTGAACGCGCTCGAGATCGGGGACCGGATCACCCTGTCCGGCCTCCTGGCGGCGTGGGGGCTCGAGGACGTGGCGTCCCTGCTGGTGATCGGGATCGGTGAGGCGCTGCCACCGCTGCGCCGGGCCGTAACGCTTGTTACGGTTCCGGCGTCGCCGTATGAGATTGGGATCGTGGGGGCCAATAACGGGTCCACCGACGTGCGCGGCGCGGCCATCGACACCGACCTGTCCAGCCTGGCGTCCGGCATCACCACCACCGGGACGGCGTTGTCGGTGGCGTCCACCGGCGGGGTGCTGTGGACCACCGACTCTGACGATTGGAACGTCGCGCAGAACGGTGGCAGCCTGTACATCGTGGTGGGCGGTGAGCGGATGCGCATCACGAACATCACCGGCG